CCCTTTCGACGAGTGTGGCATCAGTCGTCGTGCTCTTCTAGAGCATACCACTTTATTTTACTTATTTTTGCTCTCAACCCAAGTAGTGGTAGCCACTCGAGTGAGGTCAGGTTTGATGGATTTCCTGGCTTCCAAGTCCATGAAGGTGTCCTAATGACTGGTTTACTTAACAAGATGCCGTTTTAATTTTCTTTTTGTTTATCCTGGTAGTGACGGGCCCAGCTGAGTAGTTTTAATATATATATATTGTGTGAAAAGTTGTTAAGTAAGGTAGTTCAAGGCAGTTTTGGATACGAGATTTGTTATTCCCGCCACTTCTCCCGTTATTCCGGGTATGACCTTTAGCTTGCCAGAAACGTCGCGAATCCAAGTAGTAAATCGTCTCCAGAACGAGTCGTTGTCGTAATAAGCGACGGCGACAGGCTGGGACTGAATGAATTGGCGGACGAGTTGCAAAGCTACAGGGTCACACGGAGGAGATAAGTGAGAGTAGTCGTATAACAAAGAAGTTGGGGTTAGCGTGTACTCAATGCATGCCCAAGTTCGAATCAGAGCTGAATTGCTCGCAGTAGCGTAAGGCATCTTGACTATGACCGTTTCCTGGCACCCGATCCCAATAAAATTATTGGCTCCACCCCAGGATGAAACATCTGAGGCGATCGAGGCAGGTGGCGTAGCACCAAGAATGTTCTGGAACATATTCTCGGCGTTACAGCACGCGGTCACGGAATACATACCGTGGTTAAAGGGCAACACACTCTGAGGCTTGACGGCATTAATGGACTCCATTCCATTAATGACGAATTGCACAGTGGTTGTTGTTGGATAAGCACCAGCATTGCCTATTAGATTGGCTTTCCAAACCTCAATGGCACCACCCCAATTCATAGAATTGACCGTGGGCACTATCTCCAAGACGTTACTAGCGTAGCGAAAAGCGTTCACTACCGATCCCTCACTACCCGATGGAAATAGAGTAGTGAAATCAGAGTAATAAACAGGAGTAAGAGCAAGAGTACCGGTAGAACCGGTTGTTCGGGAACCATACCAATAAGCCACCCCTGGTGTTGGCGCAAAGACGATATAAAAATCATCAGCGCTATTAGGAGTGGGCATAGTGTTAACAGACGTGTGACGTTTCGTGATTGTTCTTCCGTCGTAATCATCAGGTATACCCATAAAATTGTCTGTCGCAAAATCATTGGGAGATGTAACGCACTTCATGTACGCAAGGCCGGCTGGTGTAACTGACGCACCACGATTACTCTGACTCCGTTTGCTGCGGTTCCTCCGTTTCTTGGGAACTTGCTGCATTATCACCGGGGCTGGAGCTACGGGATTGGGGAGAGGGATCGGTCGTCTTCTTGGCATTGCGCCTGCTGGTACTAGATTTCTGCCTTTGTTTGGCATCGTTGTGTTTTAAGTTTGTAGGGAGTGTCTTAATTTCCTTCACTTCATCGGATGGTGACTTCACGGCGTATAGATTTCCCTGAAACATAGTAGGGTATTTATGTTGTTTATTATCCAACTTAAACACTTTACTTGGAAAATCCTTAAAGTCCACGGCTGACGCATAAGCTATATCTACTTTCTCAACCTCGAGCATGGAAACCCCAAGGCGATTTGCTACAAAACCACAGAGTTCTCCTCTGTCGGCTTCGCACGGTAAAATACCCTCCATCAAAATGCGTTGAAAATAACCACCGATATTACGGGCAGCTAAATCATACTTCTCATCGGCCTTGGTCTTGCCCTTATTAGACAAGATCCGTAGTACGGCGACTGAAGCAGTGCCCAAGATAGGGACATCTGCATACATTTTGGCGAAGGGTTCAAACTTACGGTAGGCTGCTTCCTGTATTGGTACGCAGGCGCCTGTGGCGATGAAACCAAACTTCTTCACAAATCTACATGGGTCATAAGTGTAAACCCCATGCTTGTACCTGACCACACCAAGGAACGATGTAGGATTTCGCAGGTCTATTTTTGTCACTTTGATTTTAAGCCCAAAGTAACCGGCCACTTCTTTCGCACTGTCCTCCTCTAGGTCAGGATGCAGACCATCGTCACCACCAGAAAGGCCAGCTTTCTCAATAGCTTGCTCGAAAGTAAGTCCCATATGGATATATACACATATGGTATAGAAAAAGGCATCAACAGTGTTAAACAATGAGGTGAAATACTCTCCAGATCGCCTGGATGCCCCCATGTTCACTTTGTGCCCATGCAACTTCTTACTTTCCGGCTTACTATAAAGTCGGCTGAACCATTTCCTCCACAGTTCATGATATTCTCGTCTAAAGAATTCCAAGCCTAAAGAAAGCTCGAAACTCCTCCACCACTTGTTAATGGTGGCATCCATCTTTTCAAAGTCGGTCTCAGACATATGGGAGGTAGCACGCTGTAACGCGGCTTCCCATATCGCAACTAGTTTAGTAGGCTCCACAAAGCCATAATGATCTCTCATGAAAGTTGATTTGATGTACTCAGCAAGAGGTTCTCCAAACGAACGACAAAACACACGCTCAACGTCTTCAAAATTAGAAATAAGTCTCGGGGCCGAAGCAGGGTCAACTACTTCGGTCTTCAAAAATAAACTTAAGGCTTTTATTTCTTCTCCTGGCAAAGCATCTTGTTCTATAAATTCAAAGTTCCTTCGCTGACTAGGGCGCTCATTCATTAAAGCTTCTGAAATTGACAATGGCACGCCAACATTCTTACGGTCCTTTGGGAACAATAGCTTTTTGAATTGTTTGGCCGCGGTTTCAATCCATTCCGGCGGCTTATTATCATTCAAAAAGGGCTTGACCCTAACCTCTTCAGCTTCAACTACTGCTTGTTTTGTTTTCTGGATAACTCCCATCTCATTCTGGTTAAGTGGTGGTATCACCTTAACCGGCGCCGTACATATATCCTCGGCATTGATGGGCACATCCTCCTCAATCTTCAATATGGATGCCTCTCCGGCACCCCCCTCCAACGCTGATGTCCCGTCGGATTGGAAATCACTAATCCTAATATGAGCCATAATACTCTTAGCTATAAACGGAGCTTTGTGCAAAGCATCCTTAATTTTATATAAAGCCATATTATGTTCCACAGAAGAAACACTAAACCTCGTACCATTTCTTAGGTCTAAGGCGACAAAGTCCGCGTACTCTATATCCACGGATTCTAAAGGCGCTACTTGAAGTGCCACGCATCTGGTCCCAACTGAGTTCTTAAAACCCAAGGCGTAAATCTCATCCCCAGAGTCTAAGTCCCAACGGGATTCACGATAATGTATCGCGTATTCCATCAGTCCTTGTTCATAAGACTTGCCACCGCACATACCAAAACAACGTTTCTGGGTCACAGTTTCCACTGGATCCAAGATGCACGTCGCCCAAATAGATTCGGGAGATCGGTTGACAGTCACATAGTACAACTGAGGACCATTATAGTGCTCAATATAAATCATGGACTGACTCATGTCGATAACGGGGGTGCTAAACCAAATGCCGTTTAACTCATAACGAACGCATTCTACTATCGGCAGGTCCTCACGCACCCGTTTCCTACCACAAAACTCTATTAAATGGTCCCAGTAAGACTGGTAGTGGGGGTTGCGACCCGTACACGTATAGTGCGAGTCGCCGGATGGGCGTAAGGGCATAACTTGCGAAATGATGAACCGATGTCCGCAAGGGTGACTCTTCAAGTCTGATAGCGAGGGCAAACGTAACCTAACTGATGATCGCGGCGTGAGATATTGAATCACGCTCCCATTGGTGGGTAAATAGTTAGTGCGCTGTGAGCTTGTAGAAGCAGAACTTCTTCTGACGATGTCGTCTGTTCCGATGGGGCTGGATACACGACCGTCAAGGTTTCTGTATACCTGGGTGGAGGGCTCTA